AAGTGTGGTTGCTGTATCTGCATTACCAGTTACATCGCCTGTAAGATTTGCTGTAATTGTACCTGCAGCAAAATTGCCTGAGCCATCACGTTTTACAACTGTATTTGGGGTGTTAGCGGAATCTGAAGAACCGCCAATAAGACCAATAATATAGTTTTGGTCATCTGTTTTCTTTGTAAGAATATCATGGTTGTTGATGGTACCTGTTTCGCCTTCAACAATCAGACCATTCTTTACCTTAAAGTCTTTTACGACTGTTGCCATTTTTTATCTCCTTAGTTATGCCTTAAGTCCAATTCGTGCATAACGAACTGTGACTGGCTTAATCGCAGGATCTGGAGTAACCGTCAAGGATACTGTATTTCCAGCCCTGGAGACGCTAATGGTGCCAATATTCCCATCATTGTCTATTGTGCCATACTCAGAGACGTTTACATTTGTACCGTCTACCAAGATGGTCAACTCTGTTGCATAAAACTTGTTATCTCCCGCAGTTGTTTTTGCAATTGAGACCAAGTATTTGACCATACGCCATTCGGTGGCGTCAAAATTATCTATCACTGTGACATTTTCAATGCCAGAGATTGTGTTTTCATTATTTCCAGAAGAGCCAAGATCGTTTCCTGCACCAGCAAGGGTGTCAATCAAATCTTCATAATCCTGCTGAGTAGGACGATCACCAGTCTGGAACTTACTTTTTACGGCTGGTATTGATATTTTTGCCATGGCTATATTATAACCTCCATTTTTATATTATTAAAGGATGTAGTTGCTAAAACCAATTACCGCAATGCCGATGCCTGCTGGGTTTGTTTTGCTATATCCTTCAATCCCTATATTAGTAAACTTAACTCTAAAAGGAAGAACTTCATTTATCTTAGTTACTCTTGTATTATCTGCTACGTTAATTATTGCATATGATACTGCATTTATTAGTTTTAATTTGTTTTGATTTTTATCTAATATTTTTGCCGATGCCATTAATCTGTTACATCTTCAAGAATTTTCATGCTACCCTGAGCAACTGTCCAAACATATGTTGCGTTTGACAATTGAATATCGAAGATATCTCCCGTTTCAAGAATTTGTGATTCTGATGACAATAATGATACTGTAAATTCTCCTATTTGATCATCTGCATCGGCTAATGGTGTTAGCGATAAAATTAATGTAGCGTCGTCTGTAATTTTGCCTAAGTTAACTGTATTGTTGGGACGTTTTATTTTCATATTAATATTCCAGTCTGGAATATTTAGTGGCTGCTTTTCATCGTCTGTTACATGAACCTTAAATGATGCAGTATCTCCTCTCACAATAGTCCAAACAATTGTTGGAGGTTTATTCCCTATATCATATGAAGAAGCAGATCCACGTAACTGAGCCATTTAATTATTATATCATATTAGGCTAATCCAGCCTTCAATGCTCCCCATGTCCCATTTCCTTTTGCCTGAATAACAATCACGCCAGTAGATGTGTTAGATACAGCCACAATTCCGATTGCGCCACCAATGACAGTATTAGTCAATGCTCCGTAAGAATCTACATAAAGCAAGGACCCTACAGGAAATCCACTTGTATTGACATTTGTTAAAACTCCAGCAACAACCACTTCTCCAGACTCTCCATTATTTAAAGAAGTTTTTGTTAATCCCAAAAATGGTTTATCATCAGAGAGTCCAAAGGTAAACAAAGATATTGTTGTTTTGTTATTCGTGTGTCCTGTTGCATAAACTGGTTTTGCTGCACCTATGGTTGAGCCTGAGTTATTTGTTACCTTTACCCGCACATTTGATGCGTCAAGAGAAGATATTGCATCATCAACATCATCTGCTAATTTTTTAATATCATTATGAACATTTACAGCGTCAGATGCTTCTGGATATGTTAGACCATAGTTATTAGTTATTTCAGCCATAGAAGATTATTATATCATTGTTTGACTATCTGGCTCAAACTGTGTTATACTAGGAAGTAATATAACACCCCTAAAAAGGTGTTATCTGTTTCTAAGGAGGAAACTATGATTACTTTTATGAATAATAACAAGAACATCATTGGTACACTCAGCATATTGGCTATGTTTGCCGTTTGGTCAAACGCTGCTAATGCTTCTGAAAACCGATTAAACGATATAAAACCTATCGTGCTAGAAGAAACAAAAGAGGCCTCGAAAGAGGCCAAAAGTGTTTCTGAGGCTAAAGAAGATCAGTTAGAAAAATACAACAACGCCACATCTCTATCTGATAAAGACCTAAAGATACTACTTAAATTAGTAGGATTTGAAGGTCAAAATCTCAAGGAGGCATGGGCTATTGCTAAAAAAGAAAGTAATGGTCGACCACTTGCATTCAATGGAAATACTAAAACTGGAGACAGTTCTTATGGAATTTTCCAGATAAATATGCTCGGAATGCTTGGTCCTGATCGTCGTAATAAATATGACCTAGATCACAATGCAGACTTGTTTAATCCAGTTGTAAATGCACAAATCGCATTTCATATGTCAAATGGCGGAGAAAACTGGAGTGCTTGGAAAGGAATAACACCAAGGACAAAAGAATGGATTGGTAAATTCCCGCAATAAATAAATAAAATATCCCAGGGTCATTCATATTGTTTGGCTCTGGGATATTTTTATTTTATAAATACGATGTACCCTTAATTACCGAATCTGATAACGCTCTTTTTCTAAAATTAATTCCAGAATATTCCTCAAACTCGTCTAAAGTTCTTTTATTAAATAATCCCTTTTTAGGATCAATTATATTGTTTTGTAAAACATTATTTACAAAATCTCTTGACCTTTTATCATTTTCATACCAATGTTCAGGAAAGTCTTCCCAAAAAAGTCTACGATTGTTTCTTCCATATCTATGATACACATATGTTGTAGTCGGTTGAAATAAGTTATATCCAGCAGTGAAAAATCTAACAGCCATAAAAATTTCTTCTTCTGTAAAAAATACATCTTCAACAAAAGGTGAATCTAAAACTGCTTGACCAGTAGTAAAGAAAAAATGACCAGAGATGTACGGAGATGGTATTGGCTTGTTGGTTTCATGAGGAAAGGAAATAAACTGAGGAATGCCATGATTTATAAAATGATTTATATTTTTTTCATTCATTCTAAAAACTGTAGTATATGTAACTTCAGGAATTATATCTTTTCCGTATTCATCTTTGTCATATCCTGCAACGTATCCAGTTAGCACTGAAGGTCCGTATATAAAATTTGTTTCATTTAATTCTGCTATTAGCCTAGAATCCCAATCTTTAACTGCTCTCATGTGAGAGTCCATGTTTAAATAGTAGTCCTGCCCATCATAAAACTCATGGGACTTTAATCTTGCTGGCTGGCACCCTGGCAAAGATCCAGGCTCCAAGATATGCATTTGTACATTTGGGAATTTTAAAAGCATTTCCTTGTGTAATTCTGGAGAATCTGTCTGATTAGTAATTCCAAAATAAACATTTTCTGGATTAGTAGCATTATTATAAAAACTTGAAACTGTTTCCCATATTTCTGGATCTTGATAGCAAGGAATACTTATAAATATAGTAGACATATTATAAATAATACCACACTATCTTAACCAACTTACAACGGCGTAGCGTTCTCCCTCTGTGACCTCTGATACAGAATGATTATATACATATGTTGATGGAAAAACTAACATTTCATTTGCTTTTGGTTTGTACGATATATCAAATCTTGGGAAATTAATTTCTCCTCCAGTATAGTTATCATTTAAATAATATACAAAAGACACTCTTCTGTGATAATCTGTATGATCGTCTATATGGTTTACAAATTTTTGCCCCACACCATATTTTAGTATTCCATATGTGTCATGCCATGGGAGATCAATCATATAAGTTCTTGCATAATCTTTTTCTACTGGATCAAAAGCATTAAAGAATATACCGCCCAGAATAGAGTAAAACGCCTTAGAGGGACTAGATAAATCTTCTTGTGGCGTTGCAGAATATGGAATACCTATAGTTAGAGTATCTCTTTTGGTTGTATCTACCCCATTCTGCTCTCCACTTTTTACTCCTGCAGGGGACCATGATGCTGACTTTAATAATACAGCATCCTCTATATCAGTAATGATAGACTCGTATCCATCTATTACATCTTTGTAAATCATTATTCCTGGAGCAATTTCGATTTTATTCATTACCATTTTCCTATCGGACAAGTTGCTTTTTCTAATCTAGTTTTTGCATACATGAAGCATCCACACTTTTTACACTGTTTGGTTAATTTTATCAATTCTGGGCATGCCTTGCATATTTCATAACGTGAAGAAGACACTTCTTCTGAAACCCATTCACTATTAGGATTTACCAAATCCCATGGCCTGGTTTCTCCTAAATTTTGTTTATATTTTTGCCATGCTGATAATTCTTCAGACATTAATTGCTCGGTTCTGAAAAATTGTCGCCATCCCAGTTCCATCCTATGGATACCTGAGAATCTTCACTTATCTCAATGATAGATGAATTTGACAAGAAAGCATCTACAATTCTTTGCAAATCTTCTTCTGAAAAGGCATCTTTATTTATTATTCTCATGCCAATCACCTCTCCATCTATAATTCCTGCAATTCTAATGGCATCTGAGTTTTGCCAGTCTTCATTTTCAACAACTTCGACCAAGTTACCGTTATTATTTTTATAAAATTTATTATCTATAAATAAATCTAACGGAGCAAGTCCATAGTTTAACGATGCATCTTTAAAAACAATATCAGATTTTAAGGCAGCAATCCATTTATTATTAACTTCTGAATCTGAAGTAAGTGAAAGAACATATTTCACTGAATTATTTACTACGAATGCAAATTTGGCCATTTTTCTCCTTTTTATACATTATACACTAAGTTAGCATCCGCACTGACCATTACAGCATGCAGGACATCCCATCCAACATTCATCCATTACGCACTCACAAGGCGCTGGGGTAGGCGCTGGAGTTGGTGCTGGGGTAGGCGCTGGAGTTGGTGCTGGGGTAGGCGCTGGAGTTGGTGCTGGGGTAGGCGCTGGGGTAGGCGCTGGGGAACTTGAACAAGATCTTGTTGACCAATACATACTGCAGTCTGCATTATATCTATATCCATATTCTGTTCCATCTTGGCATGGTGTTTCAGAATATGCCCATGAGCCTGCAACACAAGGCGAAGGTGTCGGTGCTGGTGTAGGGGTAGGAGTAGGGGTTGGTGTTGGGGTTGGTGTTGGGGTTGGAGAAGGCATATCAATACATTCTCCAAATTGGGTTGAATAATAATATCCACAAGACTGACACGCACTTGGGCCAAGAAGAGAAATATCTCCAGAGCATGGATTAGGTGTAGGTGTAGGTGTAGGTGTTGGTGTAGGTGTTGGGGTAGGTGTTGGTGTTGGTGTTGGCGATGATTCATAAATACATTCACCATACAAAGGACTCCAAACCATACCACAGTCAGCGCACTGAGATGAAGACAAAAGACTTGTATCAGTACAATTTGTTGTTGGTGTAGGAGTCGGAGTTGGGGTTGGTGTTGGGGTAGAACATCCAAGTCCAACATATATCTTAGTAGAACTTGTAGTTCCGTCAGAACACTTATACCAGGCTTCTTGATAATGAGTACATCCTGGACATGACCCATCTGGACATGATCCGCTATAAACTCCTCCAGTAGTCGTTCCATATTGAGATCCACAGGTTACTGTTGGAATTGGGGTTGGTGTTGGAGTTGGTGTTGGTGTCGGTGTTGGTGTTGGTGTTGGTGTTGGTGTCGGTGTCGGTGTTGGTGTTGGTGTTGGTTCTGGTGCTGATGTTGGAGTAGGTGTAGGTGCTGGGGTAGGTGCTGGGGTAGG